CGTTCCGCTTATATGCGATATAGCCAAAGATTATTGCGCATATAGTCCCGCACGCACTAAGAATCGTCAAGAAGATGTTTACACCGCTCATGTAGTCACCTCCTCAGCTTTAATGCACTTGTTTTCCCACTTTTTGTAGGCATCCAAATAGAGTTCCTGCTTGTCTCCATTGTATGTTATCTCATAGTACATACCGTCAAAAAGCGTTGTGCTCGCCAAAGCCTTGCTGTTCTGTAAGGTTTTACACAACCACACAATAAAAACATCGTTTTCCGTGATTTCCTTGCAATCGCTTTTATCTAAATGAGCGTTTGCATACTCTGCAACGATACGCTTAATTAAACTTACAAACTGCTCCGTATTCATTTCAAATCACCTCCTCGAAGTAAATGTCCACAAGTTGCGACGGAAGATACTGTAAAATCGTACCTTGACCGTTGCTGTCGTCGCGTATGCACTTGTATATTTTGCCGCCGTCGAGATAGTACTTGTCCTTGAAATACCGCATACCAGCGGCAGCGGTTATCGGATTGTCGATAGTTCCGTCCTCGCCGACCGTGATAGGCTCCCAGTGCGCGGCGGTGTTTTCCGGCGACCATGTCGGATTTGCCGTTATGGCGTTGTAACACCGATACAGACCACTCGGTCTGCGGACTATACTGCCGACCGCATAATTGACATACCCGCTCCACAGCGGATAAAGCTCCGCATACTCCAAAGCTTCTGCGTCCGTAGTGACCTTCGTCAACACGCCATCTATCTTGTCTCGATAAGCTTTTGCTTCTGCGCGTGTCATGCGCTGTCACCTCCTGTGATTATTTCAAGCGCTTCCGAATCGGTGATTTGCTCTTCCGGCGCGTCAATTTCCGCCCAGTTTTCGGCGCTGTCGTTTACACCAAGATAAACCGTTACCGCCGTTATATCGCCCTTTTGCAAGACCTTTCCGTCTGCCGCCGTGATACAGTTGCCATTAATCGTCATGCTGTCACCACCGTCCATCCTTTATTAGTTGCTATTGCAATCGTCTCATCAGGGATACCTACTGTAACTGCTGGAGTATTTTTCAGCGTAATTGTTCTGGTATCAGATGTTGATATATTAGGCAGAGTGTTGAAAAATGCAAGGACTGCACCAGATTCAAGCGCTGTTCCAGTAAGATTGATATTAGTGGGGAAACTTGTCATAGTATCACAATTTGTAAATAGCAATTTGCGCAGCGAGCAGCATGTGTTTAAATATGGGTCGTTCGCTTTTATCCACCCGCTTATATCAAGAGTAAGTTCCATAAGTGAAAAGCAATTAAAAAATTCGTTATAAGCAACGTTTATTTTCTTAAAAGTTCCCAAAATTTTAATAAGTGCAGGATTATTAGCTGCACTATCACCTGTCATTACTCCACCCGCATGCTGTACATACATTAGAGTTCGTATACACGTTGGATACCCAACTGCACCTGCACCAATTGCATAGTAGTACAAACAGCCTCTCTGGTTTGACTGCTGCACGAAGCACGCATATCCTTCTCCCATGGTCTCCTTGTGAATGATGATATCTCGTATTCCTCTGTTTTCTACACCGCCATTTGAACTTCCACCGAAAGCAATGCGATTCAAACCACTTGTTGTCTGAAATTGTACAACAATTTGTTTCGTGCCATCGCTCATCGCCGTATCATAGTCGGCATAATCAAAAGTTCGTGATATCCCTTTCCAGCCATAATATTGCCCCTGCATACTAACGACATCATCATTCTCAAACGGTATAAATTCTCCGTTAGAAACAACCCCAGCTGTTATAGTAGCGATACCAGCCGTTCTAAACTGTAATGATATCGTGTTTGTTCCATAAGGGAAAAGCTCAAATAAGAAATATGCAGTATTGTCTTCCACTTTATCATAGTCAGGCAACCTTAGCCACTCGGCGGGGCGGGTGCCCTGATAAACTTCGCGCGGGTCAGACTCCGGCGCAGAAGAGCCACCTGTTATAGCGTCAACCGCGTCGCCAAAGCCTTTAACGGAGTCCCATGCTATCTGATTAGTATCGCCTGTTTTAACACGAATGCGATCAGCTGTATAAGTTATGGCTGCATCAAGTTGGATGGAATCAACTATTTTATCAAAAGCCATTAATAACTACCTCCTGTCCACTTCGGCAGGGCAGCAAGCGTTTCGTTGACTATTTCTGCCTTATCTGCCACAGTCCAGTAGTCAGTACCTTTGACTGGAGTCTTGCCATCAGTACCGTTTTTACCCGGTGTTCCCGCGGCGCCTTTGAGTCCGACATCTGAGCCGTTGTATTGGAGCTTGCCGTCGGCGGCGGAAAGCTTGTCAAGCACGGATTTGTTATCATGCTCATGTGCCTTCTCAAGAATCGGATGCCAGCCATCCATAACAGACTGCAAATTAACTGTAATCGTGCCTGTTGCAGATGGAAGATCGCATGCAATGTTTTTTGCAAACATGCCCGCAATCGCATAATACATTGCGACATCAAGTCCGCTTTTAACTGTGTCAGACTCAAGCTCAACAATATCCGGGAAAGTGGTTTGAACATCTTCTGACAGCGTGTAGCTGATGTCCTCTGCCGTTGATGCGCCACCGCCTAAGGCCTCGCCGTTATAGGTCGGCTTGCCGGCTGACTCCGCAAACTTATCAAGCACCGACTTGTTACCATGGCTGTGCCGTGCGGCGGTGTTAAGAGCTATCTCGGCGGCGAGGCTGTGCGAGAGCCGCTCTGTGCCGTCCGGGATTGACACCTTTGCAGAGCCTGTTATCATAGGCGCATAGCCGACTATCTCGCCGTCCGCAAAGGCGACAAGCTGCGCTGCCATGTTGCCCGGTTCGGGCACAACATCGCTTGTAATTTTAACCGCCACATAGCCGTCCACAGGAGTCAACAGCCCGGTTTGCAGATACTCGCCGACCGTCGACTCAAAATAGACTCTGTAGCTGTCCGCGCCCTCGAGCTCGGCGGGAACGGGTAGCGACAACTCCGTGAAGTTGTTCTCCGCTCGATATCCAACGTCATACCCGCGCGGGCGGGCATAGTCAACCGTTATCGTTCTTGTCTGCATCATCTTTTTTCCGTCTCCCCGTTCTCGCCCGCTGTGGGCGCTTTTTCGAGCTCTGAGAGCATATCGGACAACAACTCGATTTTGCCGCAGATTTTCGCAAGCTCGACCTTGTTGACTTCGAGCTGCTGCATTATTTGAGAGTTGTTCTGCTGCAAGGCTTCGCCCTGCGCTCGCACTTCCGCGATTTTCTGTTCGATTTCTGCTTTTGTCATTTTTTCACCGCCTATTCGTCTGCAAACTTCAAGCGTCTGCCATTAAAATACAAAAGCTCACCATTTGCCGTAAGTGTCTTACTATATGTCGTGCCGTCCTGATTGCTTGTCTGAAATGTTAGACGCATGATATTATCAGCCTCTGTCCACGCATAAAGCCCAGCCCAGAGCTTGCCGGAGGTCTCGCCCCTTATTTCAAAACCCGCTCCCGGTGTCTTTTCGGCGTTCATTTTTGCAATACCAACGCCAAGTTTAAAATTTGTTCCGCCGACGGGTCTGTGGTGTATCAGGCTTTCAAACTGGTCATTTTTTGCCTCATTCGTCTCGACACATTGTCTAATTCTCGTTCTGCTTTTTTCGATAATCGCGAAATCAGTGTCCCAGTTGTACGCCAAACCGCCGACGGCAGGCTTTGCCGCAGACGCGTTGACGGTTGACGTGCCAAATCTAAAGCCTTTCGATGACCACTCGCCGAGCGTAAACTCAGGCGCGGCTATAGTCGCATACCAGTCGCCGCCGAGTGCGGTTTTAAACAGCATCGAGCTACCAAAGGTCAGATATTTATATCCCGTTCCGCTACCTGTGCCTGCGCCTTGATATAGGTCAAGCACGCCGCCTGACAAGTCGGCTTTATATCCGTCGTTGTTTAAGATTGACAGTGTACCGCCGTCAAGGTTTATATCGCCGCCAGTGATGTTGATATCAGAGGCTTCGATGTGTCCGGATTCGAGGTTAAAGGAAAATCCGTTTGTGCCGCCTGTGATGATACCCGTCGTTATAGCCGTTGCGTTTATGCCCGCTCCGGTCATGGCGTTGGTGTAGGTCTTGCCGCCGTTTGTGGTGCAGCCTATACCGCCGTAGGTGCATTTAACGCCCTGCAAGCCGTCTGTCGCGAAACATTCCCAGCCGTCCGGGTTTCCGTCCTTGTCGAGGTCGAGAATGCGGTAATATCCGCCGTTTGCCCCGTTTATAGCGTCTGTGGCGGCTTTTATTGCCGCTTCCATCGAGTTTTTAACCTTGCTGAGTTCAAGCTTTACGGACGCGCTAACAGAGTCGAAAGACATCTCCGTTGTGTCGAGATTGGGAGATGTAATTGTGGACTGCAAGCCGCCGGAGAGGTCTAACTCCTGTTGTGCTACATAGACGGTATATGACTTGTTGTTTTTGTCTTTGACGGTGATAATATCTCCGACCTCTACACACGGGTCTCCGCGCCATGTACAAGTTGACGGATACCATGTACGCCCGTTATACCGTGCATATATCGCGTCTATCTCGGCATGGGTAACAAGCGGATTTGCAAAAGACAGTGGAACTCCTGTGCCTTTCGTATAGACATCTTCGTCCTCGCCCGCTGTGACCGCTTCTATTTTGACCGCGCTCTCTGCGGACTTTTTAAAGCCGTTTTCCCACTGGACATCTGCCGTCACGGTGTAGTCATAGGTACTGCCCGGACTAAAAAACCACGAGATATAAAGCTTTCCGACCGTGTTTACTCGCGCAGACATTCCCGCGCATCCGACGCAGTAGCCGAGCACATCTCGCTCGCTCTGCTCTGTCAGTTCTGCGGCTGTTGCAACGCCGATAACATGATTTTTCAAGGCAGTCTGTGCCGCCGTATCGACATATGTCACGCTCAAGCCGTGCATACTCGCGATATTCTCGACGACATCTTTCAGTGTCGTGGTGTCCGTCACGGTGATAGACGGTGTCCACTTACCGCCCATTTTGTCTATCTCATCATAGCCGGTGACGGTCAGGGCCTTTCCGCCGTCGTCCGTCTCCGGCTTCTCCGTCGCAAAATATCCGCAAGGCGTATAATAATATGTTCCGTCCGCCAGAAGCACACCACTTTCGATAAATGCTATCTTGTCGCGGTAGTTATAGGTGGGCGACGGATTATTAAAAGTCGCGGAATAGGAGCTTGAACCCACACTTCCGACCGTTGCGTCCTCGTCGCCGTTGAGAACCTGTGTCACGCTCAAGCTCAGTAAGCCGTCCGTTACGACGACCTTATCCGAGACAAAAGAGCGAATCCCGAGAGTCGTCACATAATGTCCGAATGTTATCCGGTTGATTATGTGACGAGTCCGCTTGGCATAAGCAGTTCTTACCGCTGCGCGTTTTGTCGCGTTGATTATCTTATACACTGCCCGTGCCCCCTTACATCTCGGTCAAATTGAAGCTGACCTCTTTATAAGTCCAAAGAGTCTCGCTATATATCTGCTCTATATCTGCTTCGAGCGTCGAGCAGTAGAATGTCTTTGTGCCGAATGTGCCCGTTTTCGGGTTCGGCAACCAACAGTCGAAACTGTCGGCAAGGATAATGTCCGCGATTTCTGCATACTGCGTGTTGTTCAATCCGCTCGGCATCGTGGCGGTGTATTTGTTCTTTCCCGTCACGATATCGCGGAACATTGTTCCCGTGTTGTTGTCACGCCCGCTTTTGCTGCTGTCGATGATATTTATTCCGGGTTTCAAGCCCATCGGCGTGGGAAGTGTTTTCCATGTCGATGTACCCGTTTTTTTGATTTTCATTACGGCTATACTCATACGCCCACCCCCGCGAGCGGCGTTTTGCCAGTTCTTCTGACAACGCCGTTATGGTATTCAATTACCGATTGCCCGACGACCTTTCCGTCGAGCGTGGTATAAATTGAAATTGATATCGGGCGTGAGTTATCTCCGCTGAGTTCGTTCATGACCTCGCGAACCGCCTGTTTCATCGTCGACAAAGGCGAAACAACTTCGGGCTCGCGCTTGTTATCGCCGAGTATGGCAGTGTATTCGCCGTAGTTTCTCGGGACAACTGTACCTGTTGCAAGGCGAGGTATGCTGACGGTAGGCAGATTGAAGCCGAACTTCTTGCCGCCTATTCCGGGCACCCAATCGGGAATATTCCACGAGATTCTATTTGCTTTATTGACAACGGTATTAATACACCGCTCAACGAGCGATATAATACCGTTAAGTCTGTCGCGCCCTGCGTTTTTGACCGTGTCCCACATTCTCGCCGCACCAGAGGTTATTTTATTCCAAAGATTTGATGCACTACTCGCTATGCGCGATACTAAATTCTGTGCGCCGTTGAACACAGCGTTTTTGAAGTCGGCGCACCTTCCTCGGATATTATTGAATTTCTCCTGCCAGTACTCTCTTGTAAAGAATTTTGCGAGGTTAGAATTCCACCAATCTTTCACATTTACGCCAAACTCTTTTATCTTATTTATAACGTTGTCTTTGAACTCGGAGATTTTCGCGAAAGCCACATCAAAAGCGCCAGATGCACTTCCATAAGCCAATCCTGTGCCGAGCATAGCCAGTCCAGCCAAAATAAGTTTTGGATTAAACCCGAGGTAACAGCCTAAGACTATTAAGACAACGCCTAAAATCATAGACCCCCATGTGATTATCTGATGCACCCACTGCGGAATTCCGGAAAAAGCTCCCGAGCCTTTGCCGAAAGCTATGCCAGTTATAATCAATCCAACTCCAAAAAGTGCAGCTGATATGTTTGCGGTGGCTATGCCAACCATTACAAGTGCTATTCCGGCTAAAATCGTCGCATATGCTGTTATTTTTTTCACATTGGTTTCCATATCGGCGATATTGCTGTCGAACGAGGGCGCAGACGACGCATCTGTGGCGCCTGAACTGCTTGAGCTGTTATCACTGAGCTGATTCAGCTCGTCGAAGCTCGCAAGGCTTCGAGAAGCTTTTTCCGCCGCCTTGCCAACCTTGCTTGTCGCCGTCGCTTGCTTATTAAGTGCCTTTGCGTTTTTCTGCATCTGTGATACAGATTTGCCGAAAAGCGCGGCGGTAAACGACGCGAGAAAGGCCGATGCTTGTTCGAGCGCGTGCAGTAACGCTTTAATCGCAGGCAATGCAAACTCGTATATCGGCTGAAACGCCGTCAAGAGATTACCTTTTATATTGGCAAGAGAGGTCTGTATCTGCTTGTCCGACGAGGTCATAGAGGTGAGCAGTTCTTTAAGCTTTCTGAGTGCCTTTGTTATGACCGTAAAAATGAAAACTCGCTTTGCAAGACCGCCTATACGTTTGACGAATTTATCAAGACCGACAGCAGCTCCAGTCAAGCTCTTTTTAAATCCCGCAGGTGCTTTGGCGCTCAGGGCTTCCCGGAGCTTTGTTTTCGCAATATCGGCTTTACTTCTGAGTCCGTCGAGCTTTTTCTCTGCATCTGCGATAGCCGCTTCGGACGAGGCAAGCTGAGCGAAACGGTCGGTCTGGTGCTTCGCTTCGGCTTTGCTCTCGATTTTCTCGATTTTTTCGAGAATTTTGTCATATTCCGCCTGCAAGCTGTGGACTTTGTCAACCCACTCGCCAGATTTGCCATCAGCTCCGGCAACGCCATGTTCCCACTGCTTGTCAAATTCGGCGACTTGCTGTTTTGCTTCGGCGATTTTCGCTTTGAGCGTTTCCGCCTGTTCTATCAGCGGTTTTGCGGCTTCCGGCTCGATATATCCGTCGTCAGATTTGAGATTTTCATATTCCGTACGCAGTCTTTCGACTTCGGCTATCTGCTTTTCGACTTTGGCATTTGCTTCATCGACATTGTTCTGCAACTGCTTCATCTTTGCCGACGACTGGTCAATCTCCTTGCCGCTGAACGCCTGCTTTACTCGCTGGTACATGCGCGATACCGATTTATTGACCATATCGGTCGCTTTGTTTACGCCGTCCGTGTCAAATTTTGTGTCAAATTTGAGAGAGCCGTCAACCATTCAATCACCCCCCGCTATCCTAAAAGTTTATTGAGCGCGTCACGTTCTGCCTGTTCCTGTGCCGAGTATTTGCGCTCAATGTCTATCATCTTTTTGTGTTCTTTGTAAAATTCCTGTTCCCACTTGTCGAGCTTCTTGTGTCTGTTCTTCTTTTCGCGGATAGAACGGACTGTCGAGAAAAGGCACTCGCCAATCTCTGCGAAATAGCCGAGAAACGTCCACCAATGCATATAGGGCACGGCGCGGACTTCCTGCCCGGCGGTCTTGTTTACTGCGGAAAAAATCATTTTTTCATCCTGAGACCATGACATGACCTTTTTCTGTCGCTGTTGACCCGCTTCTTTATAGTCCTCACCGCCGTCAAGGAACCACGCCGCTTTTTTTAGGGCTTCGTCGACTAACTCCGGCGGTATGCTGTCCTTGTACAAGCACCTCAACATCACTTCCATGCGGTCATAATCGTTAAGTTCAGGGTCATCGAATGCCTCAAAAATGACAAGCGCAACACGATAATCGGAGCAGATAGAATATTCTTTGCCTGCCACTTCGAGCGTGGTCGGAAGATAGCCTATCATAAGCTATTTTTAAACCTCGCGGCTTCGGCTTCGTATTTTTTGATACGGGCTTCGGCTTTCTTCTGCTCGGATTTTATGTCAGTTTCTATAATCGGAAGAACTGCATTGAAAACGCGCTCGAAAAGCGGAACGCCGCCGCGAGTTGAAAGCGGTGAAGCTGTGCCGAACAGAACGCCGGACACCTCGGAGTTGAAGATATAGTCGAACTGACCGCAGATGAACTTGCCGAGGTCGCGGATTCCGTCAGCTGCCGTCTCATCGTCGAGGTCTGCGGAACCGTCGCTCTTTATCTTAACGTTCTCATATTTCTTCATTTCTTCGTTTATATTATTTTTAGCGTTTCGCAGACGCTCTATAAGTCCGTAGTCGGCGGTATCTATACGGACAATTCTCTGCGGGTCGCCATTGATTTCGTAGCTTTTAAAGCCGTCGTCAAAGTTTATACTCTGTCGCTGCTGTGCCATGTTTTACCTCCTAAAAAGGGAGAGAGGCTGCCGAAGCAGCCCCCCTTTTTTGATTACTTGGACGAATCTGCGGTAAACGTTTTTGTTGCCGCATCAAAAGTTCCCTTTGTGCGTCCGCCGTTGTAGTGGATTTCAAAGGGAATCTGAACGCCGTCTTCGCCGCCTATCGACTGCGGAATGATAATAGCGTTCTCGCGATACGCCCACTCACATGAGCCGTCGGTCTTGAACAACGCGTCAACGACAGTTGTTTCAAGAGCCGAGCCAGTCGCGCGGTCGTTGATTATGGACGCAAGGTGCTCATAGAGCGGGTCGCCACTATAAGCATAATAAGGGTCAACAGAGCCCTGCGGCTCGTAACCTTTGACATTGGTCGAGTTCTCGCCGAGTATGTTCTTTTTGGTCTCCGAGTCCGGATTCATCTCAATCGCATACTCTTCAAGGTCTTTGCCCAAACGGACATAGTTTGCAACTGTGCCATTAAACGACGAATCGATGTAGTGTGCAAGATATTTGCGCTCTATCTTTGCGTTTGCCGTATTAGTAGTAGCAGGTTCAGGCATTAAAACTCCTCACTTTCTATGGTATATTCGGCGTAGATTTGAAGCTGATATGTGACGCCGTCGTTCACATTGCCTGTTGGCACTGCAAAAAGCATTGCATTCGCGCAGCTCATCTTCGTTATCTCACCGGACAGCTCTTTGCCGTCAACGATAGATGTCACCACGATATGCTTCTGCTTCTCGAGCCAATAGTTCAGCTCCAATAAAAAAGCACTGTGCGCCAGTCGGTCAAACTCGTTAAATGGTCTGCCGTTGGCGTACAGTACAAAGCTGTGTTTGCGTTTCTCATTGCCTAAAATATCTTTTCCGACAAGCGCATCGCCCGAAGAATAGAGTCCGAAGTCCCCGCTCTTGTTTTCGGAAAAATCGACATGCAAGCCGTTACAAAAGTCGTCTATTTTAGGACACTGAGAGAGTGTTTTTTTTACGGTTTCGATTATGTTCATCTGTTCGCCGCCTCCTGAGCGTCTTTGAGTATGTCGTCGGCTCTGTCGGCTTTCATACGTTCAAACCAGTGCGAACCTGCGAGCGGATTTTTTGTGGTATCGTATGTCAGCGGTCTCCCCGTCGGGGCTTTACTCGGCGGTGACCACCAACCCACAATCTCACCGTTTTCCTTAACCGGGACGTTCGGACCGTAAATTTCACCAATATATTGATAGTGCGCATACGGGCCCAACTGTCGAATTTCGCCAGTGCCTATGACAGTAGGGATGGTCAATGCCTTCGTCGCCAAAAAGCCGGACTGATACGGGATATACGGCGTCATAAACTTAATAACATCGGAGTCAATAACGCACTGGATTCTATACGCACGCTGAACCATGTTTTTGGCAAAGTGCGGATTCCAGTGAATTTTAACATTTATCGTTCCGGTATAATCCATATCGTCCGGCTGGTTTATCTTTGGCAGATTTTTCACGCCATCACCTCACATCAAGCTCAGTGTGTCGCATTTCTGCCGAGCCATAATCGCATACCCGGCAAGCCATGACCGTGTGGACATCATACCCGGCAAAAAGCTTTTTCACGCTCGCGCTCTGAGTCTCTTCGGTTGAATTATCAATCGTCAGAGGCACAGAGCCTTTGATTATAAGGTCTTTCTGCGGGGTGAGCTGCAAGAGCAACGGCAGAAAAACCGTCACCGTGTCGCTCTCGGTCTTACCGTTTTTGCCCGTTGAGGCGGTCGACTTCATATCCCAAAAAACGCGCGGCAGGAATATCCGCTCGTATTTGCCCCCTGTGAGGCGGTACACGGTTGCTTTTGTGTTGGTATACACACCTTTACCCCCTATAAAGTAAACCCGTGTCACCGAGCCACAGATGCAGAATACGGCTATATTCCTGCTGACTTTCGCGGCGTCTGTCAGTTGCCGATGCATAAGATACGGAGTAGCTGCCGACGCTCTCGGAGGTCTTACCGCTCTGACAGTCCGCGCTATGTTCCGACTTTAGGCATTCGGCGAGCTCGCAGCAACAAGACTTAATCGCTTCCGTCACTTCTTCAATTCGGCTGAATGTGTGCCGCTCAATAACCTTGGAGGCTCTGACGGCGAAAAAGTCGAAGTCGTCCTTGCTCATAGCGTCCTCGCCATGGAGATAGTCATTGAGATAGTAGTCGTAGTCTGCATACTGTGTCATCGTTGGTCACTCCTCGCTTTCGTCCGAATGCTTTTCTTTCATGTGCTTCTGTAGCGCAGTTCCAGATTTGTATTTCTTCCCACACTCAGAGCAGCAAAAGGTCTGTTCCTCGGTCTCTGCGGAGGTCTGTTCCTCGGTCTCTGCGGAGGTCTGTTCCTCGGTCTCTGCGGAGGTCTGTTTCTCGGTCTCTGCGGAGGTCTGTTTCTCGGTCTCTGCGGAGGTCTGTTCCTCGGTCTCTGCGGAGGTCTGTTCCTCGGTCTCTGCGGAGGTCTGTTCCTCGGTCTCCGGGAAAATCAGTCCAACTATTTTCATACTCACTCACCTCAAGCCTTGTGATGCAGGTAAATACCGGCGACCTTGTTATCGTATGCATCGGCGATGCCGACATTGCGATAACCGTACTTCCATGCGTCCGCCGTCTGATTCTGTTCGGGTGAAATTATCTTCGGGGCGACATGCTTCTGGAACTGAATGACTGCCGGCTTGTGAACAATCATAAAGTTGATGTCTTTTGCGGAAGTCGCCTTGTCGTAGCCACCTGCGGTCTCGTCCGTGGTTGTCGTGTTCGGGCTCTCTCCGGTCGTGATAATCTTGCCGGACTTCTGGTTGATTGCGGTATAAAACCTTGTCTGCGGGACATCGACGATTTTAACGAATCTTTCAAATACCTCGCGGCTCTTGGTAGTGTCCATATCCTGCACAAGACCATGCAGCGTGGGCGTGATGTAAAGATATCTCTGATTGGTCGGAACCTCATCCTCGTCCATCTTTGTTATAGCCGCTCGAAGCGCTGCAATTACGGCGGCGCCATCAGAAAGCGACGCGCCCGCCGAAACTTTGGATATGCCAGTAATGCCGGAATATGTTGCAAAACGGAATGCATCAAGTTCCGGAGCAACCTTTGTTCGGATGAATTCTCCTGCGAGTCTGCCGAAGGCGATATTTGCGGTCTCCTGATTGTCCATGTTGTCAACCGTAAACATCCTGCCTCTGTCAAAGTTGCACTGTACGGTCTCATTGGTCAGAGTGACGTCACCGTCAACATAACCGCTATTACGGCTGTAATCGCCGAGTCCGCTCATGTCGAGCTTGGGAATTATAAGCTCATTTGCGTTTGCCCCGGCTCTGACAAGCTCTGCTGCGCCGTCAAGGTCGGAAGTAAGCGACGCGACCTTATAAACCTCGTCAAGCATCGCCACAAACTGTTTGACAAGTGTAATACTGTTTGCCATTTAAAAAGTCCTCCTTATTCGACTTTCAGCCCCATTGCGGATCTTATTGCCGCTTCCTGGGAGCTGTATTTTGTTGACAGGGAGCTTCCCCCTGTGCCTGCCGCATATGGCGGAGGCGTTTCTTCGTCCTCAAAAAGATAGCCGCTTTTCTCTTTGAGTTCTTCAAGCGCAGTCTTTATATCTGCCGCCTGATTTTTACTTGCCTTGAGCGCGTCGATGTCAAGCATTGCTTTAACAGCTTTTGCTTCTCGGCCTTTCATGCTGGCTATAGCACCATCGAGAATGTTACCGAACTCGAGATCCGCAAGCTGCTGCTCATAATTGGTTTTCTGAGTGTTCAGCTCGTTTGTCAGCGTGCTAATCTTTCCCTTCAGCTCGCCAACATCTACGTCCTTAAGGTCCTTCAGCGCATTTTGTGCGGCTTCGAGCTGCGTCTTATACCCATCACGCGCCGATACCACTTTACTGTGTTCAGCGACGGTTTTATAATTTTCCGCAAACTCTTTTTCAAAATCCGCTTTTCTTTCCTCGTCAACGGTAATTCCGTATTTTTCGAGGATGGTGTGAATGTTTTCCATAAAAAATCCTCCTAACATGGCTTATATACCGCTCTGTCTGCGGTAAGAATTAAGCCGCATAAACCTGCGGCGGGGTGATATAAAAACAGCGTCTTGCAGTTGACTGCAAAACGCTGTAATTATTAAATTATAGGCATGGTGACACCGCCTCGCTTTCGCTTGTCGGTCAATAAAATATTATGCCTTCCTTCTGTGATATTTCATATATTTCTTTCCAGTACTCATATGACTCTACTGCTTCCGGTGGTGCTTTGTCCGTAAGGTGAGGAAAATCATTTTCATCAAAGTAATACCATTCAGGATTTCTTTGAAAAAATGTCATTTTTTCTACATGTTCCGACATTATTGTATTAATCCTACCTTTCTTAAAAATTTTTCGCAAAACCTTCTTGGTTTCTTACTATTATACCATTCAGAACAAGCTTCTGCAACTACCTCTTGATAGGCCGGGTTGGTAACGGTTGTAGCATAATGTGAAAGTTCTTTTTCAAGTGCCAAGTTCAGTCTCTGTACGCTCATATGCTCGGAATAGCCACATTCAAATAGCACTTCCCCAATATCCTTTTTATAGTTTTTTGCACCTCCCGCCATTGCAATCGCATGTCCAAACTCATGGTAAAACAAACCGTTTGCATCGGTGCCTTCGGGGAAATGACCTCTTTTAACATCGTCGCTGTAGTCAGACATCAACGCATCCCAATTACCAAATTTGTTTTTGTTAAAATGTATCTCACGTTTATCAGGTAAGAAATACCCGTAAACATCTCTATTTTTTATTCGACTCAACACAACTTTCATTCCATTTGTTTCTTCTGGATATATTTCTGCCATTCTCATACTCACCGCACTTATCTTTTCCAGAACTCGAGTATCGCCGGTAAAATTATCCACTCCTGACACTTCAAAACCTGCAGCGTGCATCTGTGCTTTGTATAGCTCTATTTTTGCAATCTGATCTCCACCTATTGATGAGGCTTTAGTCCCCTGCTTATAACTAAATCCGGAAGTGTGCAGACGATCCGTTTGCATTCGCAGCCCCGCCGCTTTTGAAAATCGGGCATATTCCTGATTAAGCCGAGTATATTTGATGCGTGAAACTTTGAGTTTATCTTCGTCGCCCGCTCCCTCGAGCACAGATATTTTTCGTTTACATTTTCGTATGGCAGTTTCAAGGCGTCTTTGCATTTGCGTAGCTTCATACATCGTATAATGCTTACCTTGATATGTTATACCATCGGCATTTGACTTCTTAAAGGCTTCAAGCTCGGCATCCGTGTATGTAGGTTTTGTAACGCCATAAAATATCGGAAAAGCCGCATGACCGCAATTTAGTGTTCCAATGCGGCGAACAAGGCTATCATTGAGTTCTCGATACTCTTCATCTCGGTATTGCTTTCCTTGTATTGGTTCATGGTCCGGCGCACTCGCCGCGTGAGCAGATATTTCCCATCCGTCCGCGCCATATCGTTCATGGTTTGATTCGCTTATTTTTTCTTGCATAAGACCGAGACCGCCCATGATGTTACGCCGAACGGCCGTTTCTATTGACGCGTGCTTTCCGCTTTCATAGTCTATTGTGACAAGTCCTTTATCATACAAATTCTTGCATGCGCCTCTGACCGCAGTTTTGTAGTCTGTCGCGCCGGAAGAAACGAGTAAGAAGACATAATCGCAGCAGGAATTATATGCGTTATATAGCGGCAATGCGTTCCCGTATGGGTCTATCATTCCGATAGTCTGCGTAAGATTTGAAAAATTGTCTTTTGCAAGCTCAGCCGCAGTGACCACAAGTTGACGCAGGCTTAAATTCTTCTCGAACGGCACTGCCTCTGTGGTCGGAAGCTTCGACAGGTCAAAATCATAGCCCTCCCTTGCCGACTCCCGAAACAAAGTATCTATCTCAGACTCGGTCGCCTTATACATTTTTGCAAGTTCTTTTTTTATCTCACGCCGGCTCATCCCGAGTTGTTGTGTTTTCCAAATCTGATAGCCCGCTGTCGATGTGATTTTTCCCGCTTCGGCAATTCTTCTCGCAATATCGCGCAAAAGAAACTGAATAATTGGATCCATTATTCGACCGGAGATCACACTCAGTTGGTCTATTTTCGCTGGCAACAGCATTTATTCTTCCCTCGTCATGCTTTCGATTTCCGGCATATATTGCCTGCGTATTTCCTCTATATCATGTTCGGTCTCATGAGGTAATTCAAAATACCACGCGACAGCAATCTCCGGCTTTATAAGCCCCATTTGCACCATACTGCAGTATTCGTTCCATGTCTTATCACGATTGTACAATACGCCATCACCAAAATCGATGATAACATCTTCATCATTTACCTTTGCAGCTCCAGGCATTTTATATATTCTCGCAAGCTCAGAACACAATTGAACCGCATCACGAACCGCCCGCTCCCAGACTTCCTGCAGATCTGTTATAGTTAGGTTATAGTCGCCGTCCGAAGAGGTTATTTCTGTCGCCGTTCTCTCGGCCATTTCAACATCAGACAGTATTCCGCGTTTGAAGCCGATAAGGCTCTCTATGTTTCGCAAATACTCTGTTTTTCTTGCAAGATAACTGCTCTCTCGGAGCTGCGGCGAGAATGTAGTTATTTTCTGCTCGTCGGGATCTTCGGCAAGACTTGTAAAAACATCATCTTCCAACCGTCTCGCCCCGTTCGACCGACGGCGCATAAGGTCCTCCGGAACCATTATTCTAAGTCGACCAAGCTCAAACTCTTGGTCGAGAAGCTTTTCATTTCTGTTTATTCTCTGTATCAGCTTCGCGGCGGGTGCATATATAGCGACACTATCTGCAGATCCGTCAACGGTATTAAGCAACGGGGTTTTCAAATGAATCAGACCGAGTCCGCTCAGCGGCAATGCTATCACGGGCTGTAAATTTTCATACTTCTCAAGCGCATTTACCGGAATTTCTGTTCCAAGCATCTCCGGCGTCTCAGACTCATAAAGTTTTGATTCTATTATCAACATCTTTCCGGCGGTTCGCCGCTCAAGCAGAGTATAATATTTTCCTTTGGCAATTGTTATTTCAGCGGTTCCCACGCTTGTAAGTTCCTCGTTTTCATTTCGTGCGAGCGGCACAAAGCAATCCCGTCTAATTGGGACAAAAGTAAAGCCATCAGCAGTAGGTACCGGTTTTATGAGGCACTCCCCGGAAATAAGCATTTGTTGAAACGCCTTTTTATGAATAACATCCGTTCCTCGCAGAATGCAATTAGCAAACTCGTTTTTGCTTGATGCCTGATATTCCGAAAATGCGGTCTTTGTCAGTTTTTTAACGATCAGCACTGGCAGGCGCTGGCAATCATCCAGCTGCTTTTTGTCGTTTTCAAAATACATTTCAAGCCAAAGCTCTATAGCGTTTCTCATTTCATCGCTCGTGATGTCCTTCACACCGAAAGCATCCTCAAAGCTGTATATTTTATTTCGATTCATTAATGCCGATATAATACTCATCTGTCAACCCCCGCAGCATTTATGACTATCTTCTTGCCCGCTCGCACACCCCTCTCAAGGCCGTCAATATATGCCCGGAGTTCCCTGTTTTCCTGTTCAAGTGCGACAATTTTTTTTTGCATTCGCCCGCTCTCCTCAATCATATTTTCGCGTGCATATGCAGGCAGATATTTCTTACAAATCCACTTCTTAATCCTGGTCATATTGATCCTCTCTGTATCCCATCCACCGCAGTTCCCGGCGGAGTATCGTATAGCAAAAATAACGCATATCATCCATTGCATGGTCATATTCTTTTACAACCTTGTCAACGGTTGACTTTTCGTCCCATCGGTATAGGCCGAATTCCCTAAGAATATCTTCGCAACTTGAATTTATTTTTACAGCTCCGCTTTTTATCATTTCCGAGGTCACGCGGATTCCGTCGATAACATCATTTCGTGCTTTTCTGACCGAAAACTTACCGTGCTTGCGTATACACGCTATAAAGCTCGCTGCCGACGGGTCAACGACTATTTTCTCAATCTCATACCCGTTTGCCAGCTGCTCAATTTCAATATAATATTCCTCATCTGTCTTTTGCTTGCTCTTCTTTCTGCCGTCATAATAAAATTCCTTTATACGCGTCGCAGTTTTGCCGTGCAGGCACCAAAGGCCCGCAGAAAAGGGATTTTGTGTGCCATAGTCAATGGAAATAAAATACCGTCCTTTTTTAGGGACGGTATCATCAATTAAAGTCTTTACATCGACATCATACACTATGCCGTCGGCGGCAACCCATTGCCCCAAAATAAAGCGATTGTAGAAAACGCCTGTGTACATGCTCTTGTAGCGGTCAATAATTTCGGGCAATAGCGACGGGTTGTCCGTCAACTCAAAATGCAAATGATAGATTCGATGCTTTTCTGCCTTGCAAACCCATTCTTCATAAAACCAGTGCATTGGACTGTCAGGATTGCAGTTAAACCAAAATTTTGACCCAGCGACGGAACATCTTGCCAGTGCCTGCTCCACAAATGATCGCGGCATCAAGGCAACCTCATCGAGCAAAACTCCGCTGAGTGTCATGCCCTGAATCAGTGCCGCCGAGCTTTCATCCTTTCCGCCGAACACATAATAATAATTAACTCGCCTTTCTCCGTTTGTTTCTCGCGTAATCGTCAAGAGTTTGACCGATCTCGTGTATTTTAGATCATAATATGCTTTAACATCCGTCATGCCGAGCAACGGCATTATTATATTTCTCTCTGCCGACTGGACAGTTTTTCCGCAAATGGCAAAAGTATTTTCGCTGAAAAATCTCATTGACCAGTATACGAATGACGCAATCATACAAATTGTTTTTCCGGAGCGAATAGCCCCATCACATATAATACCGTCATATTTATCATTATCGCGATGACACCAGCGAAATATTTCTTTTTGCTTTGGCGACAATGTTGTTATTTTCATTTGTTGTCACTCTCCAGTGCTTCGTAAAGCTTTGACAAATCCCCTTGCTTTGCTGGCGTCGCCGCCTGTTTATTAGTTGCAAAACCCGCTCTGTCAAGAATATCTTTTGCCGCGGCAATCACGTCTCGATCATCAGCATACTTTTTCGTCAAAATACCGCCAAGTGCTTCTGCCGCATCGACGGCATGAAACAAAAACGCTTTTCGTAAATCTTCAGCAATCTTCTCTTCGCAAGAGTTTATATATGACTGGACATCTTCGCGTGCTAACAATTTGCTGGCCGTAACCGCTGCCGAACGCTCTTTGTAGCCTGCCGCAATGGCGGCATCTTTGCCCGCTCCACGTTTGCAATGCCTCTTTATGTATTCGTCTGCAAAAAGCCGCATGCGATCATTCACGCCACCACCTCCCGAAAAAGCTAACTTTGCACTTTGCCTTTATTCTGTCGCGCGCGTGAGTTGATTAGCTTTTTTTAGCTTTTTAGACTATCCTTTTCAGACTATTTTTCAATGTGGAGAAAAACGAGTTATAAAAATCGAACAGTTCCGCTGATTTCTCCAAGCGGAACTGCTCAACTTTTGGATTTTCGTTAAGATTTGAGGACGATTCGATAACAAACTTTCCGGCATCGGTATCGAAAAGCATCACCTTGGAATGGTTGTTGTGCATGCTCACGGTCCAACCGTTTGTTTGGAATATGTAGGTTATCTGTTCGAGATATCCATAACCGCGATTATGCTCGCAATTGTCTTTCATCGCACCGCCGACGAGCAAATCAACTTTGTCTAATCTGCCGTCGTTGTGCAGACCGTCAAGCATTTGCGCCTGCCGAACACCGATGCGCAGCGTTGACGCAAACAGACTCTTTATGCGCGTCTGACCGGCAATCCAAACGATAAAGGCAATCAAGCTGAACCCGCCGGATGTAATATACACAAAGCTTTCGCCTTCCGGAAGCTTTGGAGTCAGGTCTTCTATTATCGCGTTTTCACGCATAATGTTAAAACTCTGCCGCTTTTTGGGCTGAGTAAATACTTTGTGCTCCATTTTTTCACCATGAAAAAAGCAGCCTTTTAGGCTGCTCGTGTTATTTTTCTCTGTCGCCGAACTCATATCCTACTCTGCTCTTGGCAACAAGCAGCCACGTCGGATATGCGGCTTGAATCTCGCGCACATGCATGCGGTATGTCGGCGCGAAAAGAACATCTGCCATGTCTTTTGACGCTTCCGTTCTAAACGCTTCTGAAAATTTCGTGCTGAGACCTACCGTTAGAATTTTTTTGATAATCGAAGTATCCCGATCAATGAGCATGATCGTGAGGTTATAACCCTCGCCCTCTTCCGGCTTTGGAAGATTTGTCAATTTGCTAAGTTGAATAGCATACGGCATTTCCGCCCAGGCAAGCGTTCCGAGCTTGCAGAACAGAAAAAGTATATCGTCTATTCTTGCCAAGCGAATTTCACCGGGAGCACCGGGCTCGAAAGCCCGCATTTCTTCTTCGGTCGGTGAGCTGTAGTAATAAAAAATATTAAGTCCCGCTTCATCGACCTCAAACACAGTACAATCTTCGTTATATCCGTCAAGGATGTGTGTTTCCTCTCCGACCTTAAAAACATTCATTTCGTGATTCTCCCTCGTCTTTTTTTCGAGTATATCACAAAATCAAAGTTCTTTCAAGTTTTCACTGTCCAACAAAACGGACTGTAAAAGCGCACCTCTCGGCTCACAGAGAGGTGCGTCAAATGAAGGTGTTGGCGGCGCGCGGAGTCAAACCGCGCCTCCGGGGGATGGGAGCCCCGGAGATAACCGTATGCTGCCATATGTGCCGCCCGAGCTGCGTCTTGTCATCAGCCATCGTTTTACCGTCCGCAAACTTGTGCGCCCGATTCGTCCCGGAACGCCCGATACTTAACTTTTCGCGCTTCCTCGCCCTCTTGGCGGCAGCGACTTATAAATGGGTTTTGGAGCGGAACAAAGGACTCGAACCTTTAATGCACTTATGCGCATATCGCCTGAGAGCTCCGCATAAAAAGCCCTGCTATTAAAACCCGCCGCAGGGCGAGGCGGGAAGAAAGGAGAAAAGAATTATGTGGAACTCTGTTTCAGCCGTTCGGCGATCCGGTTTTGAGCGACGCGATAATATCGCTCATCTTTCTCAAACCCGGTGTAATGCCGTCCGGTGTTGATGCAGGCGATAGCGGTTGTCCCGCTCCCTATGCAATTGTCAAGCACGGTGTCGCCTGTGTTGGTGTATGTGCGGATGAGGTATTCAAACAGCGCAACCGGCTTTTGCGTCGGGTGCAAGCCCCGCTCGCAGTTGATTTGTAGCAGATTCCGAGGATATCCGGTCACATATCGCAGCGAATCTTTGCCGAGGGTGCTGTCTTTGTAAATGCCATCCGTTTCGCGCTTGCCTTTTACGGCTATAGGCCTCTCAAGGTGCTTGATGCCTTGCGGGTTGTATGTCGGCGCTTTTTTGTAAAAAACACAAACATCCTCGATGCAGCGCATCGGCTGATATTTTGCAAAGGTAAATCCGGTCGGCATATTTTTCTGCCAATACCAGCAGTAGCGGAAAAATCGGCGGCAGCTGTTAATGACGTCGGTCGTAAACGGCTGTGCGGCCGTAAGCACCACAGCGCCGTTGTCTTTCAGAATCCGCCAATACTGCGACCACAAAAGGCCAAAGTCCAGCGCGTTATCCCACGCGCAGTCCGTCATGCCGTATGGCAGATCGCAAAGAATCATGTCAATGCTGTTGTCAGGGCAGATTTTCATCCCGGCGAGACCGTCGCCGAGAAATATCTTGTCTAAGTACTCCAAGTTACACTTCCTCCAGTGATTCAAAAAATCCGGAATTCCGCGCTTTTTGCTTATCAGAGTACTCTACAATACCCATTATAGGCTCAAGTTGGTCCTCTTTGTGCACTCTTTTATTTTTGCTCGCGGTCGAGGATGCAAAAGAATTTGTGGCGGAGATTATAAAACTGTCTGCGCCCGCTCGGCACCGGCATATATTCATACGGCGTCCCCTGCGTGACGTTCTTGAGCAACGGTATTATCAGTCCGACATCAGAGCCGCAGGCAAGCTTCACGCACCGCTCAATAAGCGCGATATCTTTCTTTTCCCGCTCCCGGCTTTCTGCCCTTTTTGCCGTCGGATCAGAGCAGCCCGAAGCGGACGGCATCCCGGATGGAGCCGCCGCCGATAAAGCATATGTATCTTTTGCCCGCTCCTTTTTTCGTGGATACTGCAAGCAGAAATATTTCAGCTCCCGATACCGCTCGCGGGGAATATCATATTTTTTCGGCAAACCCTTATCTCTCGGCATTATCCGTTACCTCCTAATAGCTCGGGGTTATCATAGATATTGCCGACAACCTCAAACTCTTCCGAATCATAGTAAAATGATGCTTTAAATATCATGCCCGCTCGCCCGATAAAACTTGCGAGACCGTTTTCATAGACAATTTGATAAATGCACATTTTGCCGAACCAAAATCTCTTTACTATATCGCCCTCAAAAATCTTTGTGCCGTTTTTATCTTTAAGACCTGTGTACTGCCCTACGGTTTTAGGTAAAACATCAATCATCGTTGTGATGTAATCACTGATACCACCCCTAATTTGAAGTGCCATAGTACAAATATAATATTTGTTATGACTTACGACTATTGAGCCATATACGAAGCCGTTTTCACAGTCATCTTCGCTCAGCTCCCTGAGCAACTCATATTCTGCCTCGTTTTTTGGTTTTCCTCTAAAAACAAATTCACGCATTGTTATTCCCTCCGTCCATTTTTGCGCCGCAGTTAGAACAAAACGGTGTTCTAATATATTTTCTTGTTTCTTCATATCCTGTAGAGCACAAGTTTTCTTCACAATCATATTCAAGTGTTTCTTTAACGGTGCTTGTATATTGTGCTTCCGCTCCGCAGCACGAACACACGCAAGGAATATCGCAATAGCCATCCTCAATCCATTTGCCGCGTTTAATTTTTTGTACATCAGCGCTAGCAATAAAATCTAGACAACCAAGCTTTTCAATATTGTTGCAGATTTCCCACATGTGACAAACTTCATTGTGTATGCAGTCTTTACAAGTCATCATTCGTACCTCCGTCCATTTTTTGCGCTCGACTGCAAAAATCTTTTTCAGTAACATACCCGCCAAACTCGTTACAAAAATGATAGTTGTTAGATTTCATAAGTTCATAATTTTTGCAATCCTTGCATCTGACAATTTCTGAAACATCTACGGCGGGAGCTTCTTTTAAAATTTTAACAGCGGCATTCCAGCCGTCCGCATAACCTTTGTTCTCAAAAACATCTCGGGTACACAAGCCTATCCCGAGCGCAGCACGGTCAATATAATCGCTCATTTTTCTACCTCCGACCAGTCAATCTTCTGCCCACAAAAAGAGCAGAATGAATCACGCGAATTAGGTATTTCGTCGGGATATAAAAGCCAATTACGGCATATCGGACATAAGTACCCGTTAAAGCCTTTATAGTCCAAGGCTTCGCCAAAATAAGGCTTCTTTGGTATCTGCTTTTCAAGGGCTTCAATCGCAACTTCAAACGCTTCAGCGTAATCAAGAGGATAATTCCATTCGACCTCTCCGATTGCACATTTCACAATGCCGATTGCTTCTTCAAGCGTCATTTTCGTCACCCCACTTTTACAAAACATCTTGTGGGAGCATGAAACTCTCTGCTGTCAATACATCTTATCATTGTCTGCTCTTCGCAAGCAGTAGGACAATACTGCTTGCGAACTACACCTGAAACACCGTAATACGGCATTTCAACGCATTTCACGAAGTCACCAGTTTTAATATCATTCGACATTGTTATTACCTCCGTCCATTTTTGCGCCGCAGTGCGGGCAGTAAAATAAGCCGCATTCCTCTACCGGGCCCGTCTTAGGCGCATCATCCTCGCACTCGTAAAGATCGACTCCGCAAAATCGCACCTCTCCGCAATTCGAACACCGGAATGCCCATGCGTATGGATTATCCGTTTCTGCCCTAATCCATTTTGCGGTTTTCGGCAGCGAGACAATTCGCAAGATCCTGTTAAGTACAAGTGTGTTGTACACACCCATGCCGACTAAGACTCCGATAAAAATTTCGAGTATCGTCCATTCGCCATTGCTCATTTTGTTTTCCTCCTCTTCGTCGTGAAACTTGACACATTTACAAGGCTTTAAAAAGCTGACATCCGTCAGCAGTTTTTCCTTTTTCTCGGTCGATTCGGCGGCTCGTCCTCAGGCTCTTTTATGTATTTAAAGCACATATATCCGAATCTGTTTTGAATGCACTCGACAAGGCGATAGCCTTTCGGGGCGATTGGCGGGCTGTCCGGGCTGTAGCTCCGGAGCGCGACCTTTGCGTCCTCGCCGTCAGGCTGCCGCATGTTGCGGGTTGATAAATATCTATGTTTAGTGCCCTGCTCGGGCGTCCAATGGTCGAATAAGTAATTGGCAAGACCTGTGTAATCGCAACCGTGGTCTATACCGTTATAATAGTTGTGCTTGCGCAGGTGCTCTATCTGCACAATATCGCCATAGATCCACTGCGCTATTATGATCTCTTCCGGCACGCCGTCGGAGACCATGTGGAAATGTATTCTCTTTGTGTTTCTGCCGCGTCCCATATAAAGGTTGATTTTTGCTTCGGGGCACGCGTATTGTAGTCTGCGTTTATATAATGTACGCAACCGGCGCGCCTCGCCCCAGTCGTGCACTTCGTGGTCATTGTCAAATGTAAGAGTCGAATATAGGGAAGTCGGCGAAAAGTTCTCGTTGAACACTCGCGCGTGCTTCCGCCTTGCGATCATCAGATTGTGGCGCTCGCGCTCCTCGTCCGTGCGAAGCACCGGCTTGTACTGCGCTTTTGCGACATTAGCGGTGCGGTCAGAAACCGTGTAGACTTCCTGCTCGCAGACCGCGCCGGAAAATATTCGTTTCTTGACTCGCACCGCTTTTCACATCCTCATTTCAGATTTTCATATTTTATGGAGCTCATTGACGAAAGCTCGTCGAGATAGTTGACCGTCTTCTCCGTCAGCACCCGCGTTGTACTTATCGGGATAATTGCCATCACAAAGAATCCGGCTTTCGCCGCAAAGAACGCTCCGGACTCGGTCTGACGGTAATATAGCTCAAACTCGTCCACATCAAGCGGCTCAAGATATTTTGATTCAACAAACTCTATCCCGGCCGAGGTCTTATATGGTATATAGTCATAAGAGCCTATCCGCAGAGATATCGGCAGCGGATCGCAGCGCTCCTCTCCGTCAAACTCGTCCTTGACCAGCTTCAAAAACGCTTCCGGCGGCTCGGTGGTGTATCGCTGCACGATTTTGTCCGCCTGTGTCGGTGTGATATCGAAAGATGTCATAAGCGAGTCGATTGAAAAAACCGGGCAGTCGTTAAGGTAATAGGCGGCGAGACCGTCGCCGAGCATCTGCGTTGTCATATCGTAGAGTGATATGCACTTATTCGCCTTGCACAGACTTATTATTTTTTTGATTTTCATAAAAAGTTCCTTTCCGCTTTGCAAAACTTGTTCCAAGCTTCGACTTCTTGATTCATGCTTGAGTGCATTTCCGTAAAATTATTGCAGGCGCAGTCTGTTTTTTCGCGCGAAAATATAAAATACTCGCCGCAGGCATATCCAATCAGGACTTTTTTTCCGCACTGCGGGCACGGCTTTAAATCAAGCATCGCAACCACCTCCGTTGCAGGCGTACTCCTTAAGTGCGGCGGAGGCTTGTGCCATAACGCTCTCGATGCACGCGCTCGACATGACTTCGCCGTCGTTATGCGCCGGGCAGACCTGGCATGCGCCTTCCTTGCCGGATCCGCAAACTTCCGCCGCTTCGATAAGCTGTTCAAGCGTCAGGGTTTTCATGCTGGCCAACCTCCTTTGCCAGTCCGCATTTCAGCGGGCTGTTATAACAAGGATTTTTACAAGTGCCAATTTTCTGACACTGGAAACAGCAGTAATTCCCGCGACGGTGATCGCAGTTAAAATGTGTGCACATCAGGATTCCGGCTTTCTTTTTATTCATCGTCAGCTGCCTCCATTTCTTCATTCCAGCAAGTTTTACACGATTCCGGACCCACTCCGGCTACAGCGGAGTACTGGCAACTCCCGCCGTAGCAGTTGGCGCGGCATATCCACGGCACACCTTCTTTATCCGGATTTGCTTTCGGAAACTTCTCAAAAAAGTCTTGCGCATAGGTTTTACGCGGGTTCTCTCTGCTCCATTTATTTAAAGTTTCAATCGCATATTCAATATCCTTTCGCGAAAGGGTTGGAACCCCTTTTTCACAAAACTCATACAAAGGACATCTATCGATTATGCTAAGCTTGCAATCCCTGCGCGAGGCGCAGAGCCTATGCGTTTCAACAAAAAAATCTATCGTTTTACTACAATCCATACTCAACCCTCCTGCAGCAGCGCTCCGAGCTTCTGCATCGCGTCGCGAAGCTTAGCGGCGGTGGTCGCGTCGTCCATCGACGCGATTATACCGCGCATGACATTGATATATTTCTGTATGCTGTAAAAGTAGACGCTGAATTTTGCGACCTCCGGCGAGGCGGTGAGCTTCGCGTCCTTTTCGACCTTTTCGAGCCGTCCGGTCAGCTCGCTCTTTTCTTTTTCGGCGGTGTCGATAGCCGCCTTGTATTTCTTCTCAAGCTCTTCGGAAACTGACTTCTTTGCTTCATCGCGTGCCCGCTCCACGGCCTCGGCGATCGCTTTCTCCTTGTCCTTTTTCGCCTTTGCGCGCTCTTTTTCAATCGCGTCGACGGTGTACTGCTTTATCTCTTCGGCGGTCGGCTCGCGCATGACTGTCGCGGCGGGCTTTTCGGACGCTGCTTTCAGCTCCTCGCGCAGGCGGCGGACGGTGTTGGAAAGGTCTTCGTGCTCTTGGCTGCTTTTCGCGAGCTCGTCGCGCTCGGCGGTGATAAGCGTCAACTGCTCCTGCGCCTCGTGCAGCTTGCTGATGGTCTCTTTCAGTTCGCGGGTGGACATCTCCGCGACATCGTTGTTTTCCTCGACTTCCCTGCGTTCGTACCACGGCAAGGCGGCAAGCATTCCGAGCTTCGAGATGCCGAGATTTGCATTCGACTGCAAATATTTCTCGCCGAGCGACTCGAGAGCCTGTATATATGTATAGGCTTGTCGCTGCTTGATACCGACATCCTGCTCGACATACTCTTCAAACGTCTCGTGCCCGAGCAAAAGATATTTGCGCTCGTCGCGCATCCTTTTGAGGTTCTGACAAAAGTCCACCATAGCGGACGCGGCAAGGTTGCCTTTTGCGATTATCTCATAGTGTAGATTTAACGCCTCGTTCTGTTCCTCGCTCAGGTTCCCGCTGAGTTCCATGCTTCTGATTACTTCGTTCATACTTTTCTCCTCTCTCACGCTGCCGCGTGACTCTTTTTCTTTTTATTTCTGATGTACCCGCTCCACGCGTCTACAAAGGCTTCGACCTCCGGCGTCTTGCCGCAGTTGCGCAAGCCACGGCACTGGACGATGCTCTCGGTCTTCGGGTTATATTCCAATGTATAAAAAGGCTTGTCCGGCTCGCTTTTCTTTCTGATAAAAAAGATAACCGTCTGCCCGTTCAGGTGTTCTTTTGCATATGTAGCGACGCAGTGATGCAGCGCGCTCCCCTCGTCGATAAGCTCGGCGCGGCTTCTCGCCGGGCGAATCAACAGGCCGCCGCTTTCAAAATCAAAGTCCCGCTCGAGCTTTTTGAGCCGCTTCCCAAACTCTTCCTGCCTTCTGCGCGTCTCTTCGAGCTCCTTTTGCCGTCTTGCTTCCGCGAGCGCGTCAATCGTGCGCTGATGCGCCTGCGCGAGATCTGGCGGCAAGAGGATATCCTCGCGCTTGAGGTCAAGATTAAGCTTTTCGCAGTCATTCCAATAGTCGCGGAGCGTATATGGCTGCTCGTTCTGCTTTTCGAGGTATTTCACCGCTTTTTTAAAAGGCAGACGCTTTTCAATCTGCGAGACGCAATAATCGTCAGAGGCTCTGTATGCCTTCGCTTGTTCAACTGTGATTTCGTACTTTTTGGCAAGCTGCGCATAAAGCACGGCATCGCGCGTTTTTTGGGGGAGTTCTCGCAACTCCTTTTTCGTCAGCCCGAGAGCCGCCGAAACGGTCTTTGCACGTCGGTTGACAACTCCATTCGTCCACGAGTCATTGACCGCAAGCCTGATAAAGCCTTCTTTCACCAGCTTTTCCGTCAGCACCGGATATTTGACATATGTATCAAGCCAGCCGCAAGGATTGTTGCCGAAGTTTTCCATATACGCCGACATCTGCGCATACCGCAAATTGGTGTTTTCAAAGGTCTCGTCATTAAATCCAAAATAGTGGTTTTCGGCATAATTTTTTTCGTCCGTATACCACGGCTGTCTTGAGCTTGGCTCCGGTATGGTCGCCATGCGCTCCCAGTTTTTCTCCCAGCCGTGGAAACCGTATGACCACCTTTTCGCCCACACGGCGTCAACACCTGTGTTGTAATAGACCCGATATTCCTCAAAAAAATTGGTCTTGACTGTTGTATAGTCCAGGCGGTAATCGCGCTCTACGAATCCCGCCCGGACGAGGATTCCGCCGTCCCGCAGTTTCGTGGCAAAAAGGATATATTTTTGGTCATACATATATTTTCTGCCTCTGCCGCTGTCGCGGAACTCGACCGTGCTTTTGCACGCCGGGCAAAAGCCTATTTCCTTGTGTTTGCAGTTGACATTTTGCACATCGGCGGCGCTGTATGTCCGGCCGAGCTCAAGCACCACATCCTTGTGGCAGTGCGTACAGTGTCCGTATCTGACGCCGTTTTCGCGGTGCGTGAAGAGATAGCGGCTCCCCAGCAGGACGCTGTCGTCAACCCACTGCGCGACCTTTTTCGGCAGGCCGTCAATCGACTTGGCAAAAGCCATTTTCCTCGCGTGCTGATACTGCTTGTCGGTGATTTTCTTTGCTTTCTGTCCCATGTCGCCACCTCACAGCAGATCCGCAAGGTCAAGGCTGATGATGTTATCGGTCCTCGGCTCTTCGGCGATTCCGTAATATTCGCGGATCCAAGAGTAGACCGTTTCATCTTCGACCATCGCGCAGCCGTTCTCGGCATGCTTTCTTGCTTTTCCTGTCACGGCTTTCACACAGTCCGCAAGGCTCTTTTTCCCATCCGCGACCTTGCCCGCGCTGATATCGTCGGTTATAAGCGCATCGATGATATACTGCGCTATGCGCTTCTGATTCGTGCCGCCCTTTTCGCCCTCGGCGTCGATTTTGGCTATTGCCTTTTTCATCAGTTCTGTCATTTTTTTATTTCTCCTTTAAATTCAGATATTCCGATATTTCTTCCTTCGCCCGCTCCCAGCCGGAGCACCACACGGCGCGAAAACCCTGTCGCTCAAGCGCTTCAAGCCACCACTGCTGGTCGACCGTCGGCTTGTTTCGGCCGGCTTTCATTTCGATGTACAAGCCGTGGTATTTCCCCCGGGCGACCGGCAGGCAGAGGTCGGGCACGCCCTTTTTCATTCCCTGCCGCCGGAGCGCTGCACCATATGAGACACTACGCTTGCCCTCATTCGGTATGTGGTATAAAAGCTTCAGTTCCGTGTGTGCGGCGGACTGATATTCCGCCCACACAAAAAGCGCCTCCTGTTCCTCCGCTTCGCGGTTTTCGCGGCGGGTCGCGCTTGCCTGGTCTTTTTCGGTGCTCCCGCCGTCCGTCGAGTAGACAGTCAGGCTGTCCAGTTCGCACCCGCAAACGCGGCAGAGTCTTGTTTTGTTGCTGTCGGCAAAGTTATATTCACGCCCGCATTTCGGGCATCTGTAAGATCGAATTTTCATATCGCGCCCCCGTTGACATCTTCGGGCAGCGGTGTTATACTGTTAATAGTGTTTGGTGTTGTTTCAACATCATTTGGGCGTCCTGTTACCGCAGGGCGTCCTTTTTCATATTTGTCGAGCCTCGGCAACACATTTTTCGCGTATTCGTCAAGATAAGCCACAACAGCCTCACGTCCGTCAGCTTTCCAGATGTGCTTACGGTCTTTTCCTTTTTCTTCGATAATTATCAAAAATTCACTCGGACGGCCGTTTTCGTCCATGCCACGGCGGCTTCTGTCAAAATATATCGACACCGGCACGGATATCGGCAAACGCAGCGCAGAGCCCTCCTCGCGCTCGATTTCCTCGACCCGCTCTGCCATTTGAGGTATGTATTTTTTAATCATCCGGTTGTCAAAGTCAAAACGCTCGTTGTCGGACAGCGCATGACGCTCGCCGAGTTGATTTTTGTAGTGCGTATACTCGATAGCCATGTTCTGATTTTTAAGGTTTGTTACATAGCCGTAAGTCTTGCCGTCGTTATAATCCCGGCGGCTGACGAATCGGCCGCTATAGTCGGCAAGCACTGCATCAAGCACATCGGCGTGCATTAAGATATGATTCTCTTTCATCATATTTTTGCTCCTTTCTTTTTGAGATAATATGCGCAGCAATCGTTTGTCGCGGGGATCTCGCGGAATCGGTCGGTGATGTAGGTATAGGCACAGCACTTTCCGTCCCAGCCGTCGCCCGCACAGTCAATTTTCCGCAGCCAATGGCAGCTTTTACAGACCTTTTTCCTGCGCCATTTTTGCCCGCTCCCCGGCGCGTCAGCGGTCTTTTCGAGTGCCTGCATCGCGCCCGCTCCTCTTTGCTCTGATTTTGGCTCTGACTCTGTCTTCAAAGGCGATTAGCTTGTCCTCACGGGTAAAGCCGTAGATGATAAGTATGACGACGGCGATTTCAAAAACCGTCTGAATTGCAAACTTTAATGCCATGGTTATACCTCCGGATTTAAACTTTTAAGAAATTTTATTATGTCTTTTGAAAGAACCACATTGCTTGTCGCTGCTGCATATGTGCGCAACGCATCTCGTGCCGCAAAATCTTTGTCGGGACGCAGCACAAAGCATCCGTCAATTGACGCACCGCTTTCGTTGTCATACACGCGATATTTGTGATAAAGCCCCGGTTCTGCTTCCCTTGGTAAATCCGGTAAAGGCATCCAGAATGTCACCTGCGGCTGTTCCCAATCCGGAAATTCGTCCAAATACCAACCTTCATCGATAAAAAATGTTGCGATTTCGTAGGAATTAACTAAACTCACATGCTCTCGTGGTCTGCCGTTTGCAATTACTAATACCACCTGGCAATCTTCCGGGAGCCTGTCATCGACGCTTATCCACGGCGACGCGGCCGGCTCTTCAAGCCGTTTCCTCGCGGCGCGGATAATTGCGCAGCTGTGGCAGGCGAGAGATTCAGCCTGCTTTGATATCTTGTGGATTGCCGCAATAAAGTCTTTATTATCAATCATTTTCCTGCCTCCTCAAAGAATCTATGCCCGCCGATGGTGCAGACATAGGTCTGCGACTCATGCCATTCGCTGCTCACAAGCGCCGGTGCGTAGAAGAAAAGTATCTTCGCGTCTGTCACTGTCTCGCCGGCATCAAAGACTGCGGCGACGGCTTCCCTCGTCTCTGCATTCGGTTCTACCCTGCGGTCGGTGTAACCATACTCCTCAACTATCTCCGCGGGGCGTTTGCCGGTCTTTTCACACGCATTTAAAATGCACTGTGAGACCGCCATTTTGCCATCAAACGGCTCGATTCCCGATTCAGCCATAACAACCTCGCATATAAGCTCTCGCTCGTCTGCGGTCAACCGGTAGCGTGCTGTGGGTATCTGCGCCGATACCGTCGATTCAGGCGCGGTAATC